GTTCCTCTGGCCACGACCGACGGATACTTATAAATGTCCGACTTGGTGGTACCGGCTCCGATCTCACGTAAAATGGTATCCATCGGGAAGCGCGAAGGGAAAATTTTGGCCAGTTTTTTCCCGAAGGTGGGCTTGTTGACCTCCTGCGTCTTAAAGGCATCCGTTTGAGACGCATCCGTGGTTGGAGCCACCGTACCCTGGACGGTCTGGTCAACGGGAGCACCGGCAAACGCCGCCATCATGACGGCCCCGCCGCCCGAAAAAGCGGAAAAGATAAGATCCTGCGCCGCCACAGCCATAGCCAGCAACGCGATGAAGCAGATGACACCTGCTGCAAAAAGAATTTTCTTGGTTTTCATGTTCGTATTGTTTGAATGTTTTGAGATTACTCCATGAGTTTCCGCCGACGGTCTCCGCGTCGGATAATTTCGTCAAAGATGTCTTCGGGCTCCGGCCGGCTCGGAGGTGCCATTACGCCGGTCGAACTGCCAGGGGCAGGGAGTCCGTCCGTGGCTTCCTTCTTGCGCTGCCGCTCGGCGTCGATTCGGGTGTTCATCCCTTCCACCTTTCCAACTTCACGAGCTTCGGCCACATCCTTCGAGTAGTTCAACGCATTACGGAACATGTTGAGCACGTCTGCCGTGATCCGGCCTTCCATGAAATTGGCCATGTTGTCGTCGATATACTTGCCCAATGCCGCAGCTTCGTCGTCCGAAACTCCGTTATCGGCCAAATACCGCTGGATTACGGCACTACTCTCTTCGATGTTCCGGTCAAGACGGTTCCGATACTCCTCCTGGCTTTTCCGGCGGGCAATCCGCTCTTCGCGCATCTTGCGAAGGCCTTCGTATCCCGGATCGTCTTTCTCCACGTCCAGTTCATCCTCGTCGATGTTGCGGCGAATGGCAACGCCCAGGGGGAGACCCGGATCCGAAGAGAGATCTTTGGCAATCGCCATGATCTCCGGATATTCCGAGGCAATGCGCCGGAGCGTTTCGTCTGCTGTCCGGTAATCGGAGAGCGACTTGTCGGCCTGTTCCATCCAGTCGGCGACATCGTTGTCGAGTTCCGCCTGATCTTTCCATGCCCGATCCGGGAATTTTGCGATCATGAACGCGCGGACTCTGCCCGGCGTTTCCGGCACCTCATTGCCGGTATCTGCTGTGGATTCGGGCATTCTGGCCTCGGAGGTCACCGTTTCGGCGACAACCGCCGCCTGTTTTCCGTTACCTTTGTCCTCTTTCATAAAAACTGTTTTTGTATAAGTTTGTGAGTTACTTTCGGTGTAAATGTAATCCGATGTATTTGCAATGTTTTGTAAAAACAAGCATTTACTTTTGCGATGAATAACATGAAAAACCGCGAAACGCATGGAACCGATCAAGCGACTGATGTCTTACAGCGAATACACCCGGGAAAAGCACGCCGCCATTTTCCGCATGTATTTGGACCTGTTGAAAAAAGAGCGGGAAGAGAACGCTCTTCGCGCCGAACATATCGGCAAAATATATTACGCACGGGTCATCGCCAGCAGTCAACAACCCGCCATGGACCCGTGCTATGTCATGCGGATTATCAACAAGGGACTCCGGAATGACGGCCAAATCTGACAAACAAACATCCATCCGGAGGATCGTCCAGGAAAATGAACAGCACAATGCCCGCCTCTTTTCGCAGTATGATCCACTTACGGGAATCGGGTCGACCGTCGCGCGCGAAGAAATACGGATAGACGACCGCCGTTCCGTCTTCATTCCTGTTTATCTGGCCCGCACTCCGGTGTTCCAGCGCATCCAAACCGCCGGATCGCTCGATCTGTTTGCCCGAGAGAACCATCAGACATTCGATGCCTGTCTCGACTTTTTCAACAAGATGCGGATCTGTTACGATTTCGAATATTGGGCAGCCACCTGCGCCCGCATAAAGGACAAGAAATCGGGAAAGATCGTCCCGTTCATCCTGCGGAGGCCACAACTCAAACTGCTGAAAGTGCTTGTCGACGATCTCTTCTCCGGCAGACCCATTCGAGCAATCGTTCTGAAAGCACGGCAATGGGGAGGCTCCACACTGGTCCAGCTGTTCTATGCCTGGATTCAAATATTTCACTGCATCAACTGGAACTCGTGCATCGTGGCTCACCAGAAAGACCAGGCCCGCAACGTCAGGGCCATGTATTCGAGAATGGCCCAGTATCATCCATCGGAGGTATTTCCGGTGGAGTTTCAAAATTTCGAAGGATCCCAATCCAACCGACAGTTGAAGGAACGAGGGGCTGTGGTATCCATCGGATCCGTTCAGAATCCCGAATCGCTTCGTTCCGACGACCTGAAACTGGCCCATTGCACCGAAGTCGGACTATGGGAAGATACGCCGAAGCGCAAGGCAGCGGATGTCATTCAGAGCGTCGTTGGCTCCATTCCGGACAATCCCTTCACAAGTGTCGTGCTGGAAAGTACGGCCAAAGGCGTCGGCAACTACTTCCATGACACCTGGCTCAAAGCCGAAAACGGCGAGAACGGATACACGCCCGTATTCGTGGCCTGGTTCGAAATAGATCTTTATTATCGGCCATTTCACTCGGAAAAGGAAAAATACGATTTCGCAAGCAGTCTGACCGACAAGGAACTCTATTACTTCCGACTCGGAGCCACACTCGAAGGGCTGAACTGGTACCGTCAGAAGCGGAAGACCATGCCTTCCGACTGGCGCATGTGCTGCGAATACCCGTCCACACCGATCGAAGCCTTTGCCACGACGGGGCGGAATGTACATAATCCCAACGACATTCAGAAGATGATGTCCCAATGCTGCGACCCCTTGTACCGGGGCGAACTGATCGCCGACGCAGCCTATGGGCCCGAATCCCTCGGTCCGTCGTTGAAATTCGTCCCATCGGAGCAGGGAACTCTCCGAGTTTGGAAACTCCCCGACAGGGAGCGCAGGATCGCCAACCGCTATGTGGTATCCATGGATATCGGAGGTCAGTCGGAAGATGCCGACTGGACCGTCATCCGGGTCATAGACCGGTATATGAAACTGTTCGGCGGTGACGAGGAGTGTATCACCACATGGCGCTTCCACATGGATCAGGATCTGGCCATATGGAAAGCCGTGCAGTTGGCCGAGTTCTACAACCATGCCCTGTTTGTTCCCGAGTTAAATTCCATCAAGAAGCACAAGGCCGAAGACAGCGACTATTTCTACACCATCCTCGATGAAATCGTAGGCGTCTATGACAATATCTACTCCCGGGACGATCCGACGAAGATCCGGGAAGGCGTGCCACCGCGCTACGGGTTTCACACGAACAAGGCGACCAAAGAGGATCTGGTCACACAGATGCAGCGACGTTTCCGCGACCGACTCTTCGTCGAAAACGACCGCCGCGTTCTGGAAGAAGCTATGGCCTACGAGCAAAAGGCCGACGGTTCATACGGCGCTGCGGACAAATACCACGACGACCTGTATATGGCTACCGCCATCGGTCTGAAAGTATCGTCGATCATGGATTCGCCCGTCGAGCTTCCGCAACACGAAACACCCCGCCTTCGAAAAAGCGGGGTGCGGACGCATGCCAGTTTCTGATATTACCGCAGGATCGGCTCCTGCCGTTTTATCACCGCCGGGTTCGCTCCTCCGAACATCCGGCCCATCAGTTCCGTGCCCCTCGGATCCGCATTGCGTGCCGCCTCCGCCTGCACCTGTGCCATCAATTCGGGATCAAGCTGCTGTTGCTGCTGTTGCTGTTGCTGCAACGATTTGATCTGCGCGGCCAGTCTCTTGCCGAAGGGAAGCGTGGTATTTTCCAAAAAGAGATCGAACGGAAGCCCCATCTTCACGAACTCCATCAGATAGTCGTCGATACGCTGCCGGAATACGGGAGCATCGGCGGCCTGGGCGATGACGAGCGCGTAATTGTCGGCAATGGCCTGGGCCTTCTCGGGGATGTATTCGGCGGCCGCTTCGTTATACGATTGTCCCGAGACGGCCAGATGCCGGCGTTTGTCGTAGTACTGGATCAGTACCTTCAAGAGTTTGTCGTCCCGCTTGCGACAGAATTCATTGAATCGGTCGAACAGCAGCACAAAGTTGAGCATGGCATTCTGTGCCTGCTGTGCATACAACGACGACGGAGTCCCCGACTTGGCGGCCTGCCCCTGCAAAGCCCCGGAGAGACCGGCCACCTCCTTGGCCTGCTGCATGTCGAAGTTCAGCACCTCCCAAACGCCGATGTTCGTGGAGTTCCGCGAGAGATATTCCGGCAGCGGCACTCCAGCCTTGGCCTTGTATTTGACCACTCCATTTATCCGTTCGATCTGCTCGGCATAGTCCTCGATTTGCATGCCGGACGGGATCTGCTCCTCGGCGATGAAAAGCGTATTCTTGGCACTCCCGGCGATGATGGCATCAAGCATCGTTCGCTGTCGGTTGATGTTTCGCTGCATGTCCACCAAGTCCGAAAGCAGCGGTTTGGCCACCCCGTCCACAATGGGCATGGCTGCAAACACGTAGGGATGCTGCTGATGCTTGTAGGGCGTCTCCATCTCCAACAGACAAACGCCCTGCGGTGTCAGGTACTTCACGTGCCAGTATTGCTCGTAACGCCGCTCGTATTCCACGCGGGCATCCTCGATATTCTCCTCGTCGATGCCGGCCTGTAAAGCCTGTTCCCGACGACGTGCATTCTCCATCTCTGCTGCCTGCACAACCTCGTCGAAACGATCCAGGTACTCTTTCGGCAGGTCGGAGGTAGCCCTGTCGTGTACCCACAGCACCCAACGTCCCAGCTTTTGCCACACTTCGATGACCCGGCATTTGTTCAATCCCGAAGTGTTCTGCCAGAAATCGAGCGTCGGTAAAGCCGTTTCGGCATTTTCATTCGTCGTCTCCGCCATTCCTCCGCGCTGAAACACCGACCTGTACAATTCCCGCAGCGCCCTTTCGTCATCGGGTGTTTTCGCAAAAGCTGCCAACAACTCTCCCGGTGAGTAGTCGTGGAGTTCGAAGATGCGTCGCAGGTCGAACAGCCGGGGATCCTCGCAGTCCTGATTCCATCCGATCCGGTTCTGATTCACGAAGAAGATCTTGCCGTCCGTATCGTTGCGTTCGTCCCACGGTGCATAAGTGACCTTGCCCCATGAAATGCCCACGGAAACCAGACAAAACAGATGGTTTATGTCCAGAGTCGGGTTTTCATTCAGGTCAAGACACGCCTGCAACGTATTGGTCAGCATCTCTGCCACGGTGTCATCCTCGCTGCGACGTGCCTTCACCACGGACTGATACTTGTTCGACAACATCTGCCCCAGCACGTTGCGCAGGAATTCCTGCATGACGTTGATGGTTATGGGCGTGATGCCCGTCCGGGAGATCAGCTCCTTTTCCTGGACCATCTTCCCGCCCTTATCATCCGGATCGGGAACCAGGTCGCTCCACTGATCGCCGGACATGTAGCGCATGAAGCGCTCATGTTCGCGGCGTTTGCCTTCGAGTTGCGACCAGTCGTGCTCGCAGGCATAAAGCAGCTCCATGTTTTTTGCCCGCTCCGTTTCCGAATCCTGTATCTGCGAACGAATACTCTGCACCTTCGTTCGCTTTTGCTCCTGTCCTCCGGATGCCAGCGCCCGAAGGCGCCGCACGTCCACCTTCATTTCTTCCATATTTACTGTTTCTTATAGTTTTCCACGATTGCTATCACCTTCTTCTTACTTTCAACCAATGCACGAACCTGCTCCTTCCAGGTCTCGTCGAAAACGACATTCGTTGCTGTCATCTTCTCGGCAAAGGATATCTGACGCGCAATGGGGACAAGTTCCTTGATTCTGGACTTCTCCTCATCCGAAACCAACCCATAGATCTGTTTGAGCTCGTCCGACGGTATTCCCGAGCTTGTAAGTCCCATCCATTTCAAGGCTGCATCATAATCCTCGTCCACCTTTTCCAATTCGGGGATCTCGACCACACCCGAACGGTTGCGTTCCCAGCGCATATTCAACGCTGCTGCACGCCGATACGTCTCATAGTTCCGGGCCCACTTTTTCAGATTGCGACGAGAACGTAGATCTTCATCTTTCAATCGGTAGCCAGGAGTGGAATCTATACGATTCATCTCTCCATCAGTAATAGCATTGATATAAGCCATTCGGCCCACGTATTCCTCCTCCGTCTCTCCTGACGCTGGATATAGCTCCGCGGCAGCCATAATTGCCTTGGGACTGTTCAGCATCTGGAATACGCCTGCGATACGCTCGTCATCCTTGGTAAGTAGTTTTTCGGCTCCCTTGTATATATTCACAAAGCTGTTCAGGTCGGTACTTATGCCCCATGCTCCGAGTTTCCCAAGCAGATGCAGGCACAGCGTGGGATTGAATTCCTGCGCAGCCTCCTTGATCTCCTTGGTCAACTTCTCGGCATCCGAAATGAAGAGCGTAAAATTCAGACCGTAGCCATTCATGAAACTTTCTGCAGTAGCTCCGCCCACAAAGTTCCGGAACGCGGGAGTTACGAATGCAGACCAGGAGAGTTCGTTTTGCAGAATGTTCCACCAGGCCCGCCAATAGGAAGTATCATCACCTTCACGATCCTTGATGTAGAATCCGGCAATGGTCGCCGTCACAACGGGCGGGAACATTCCCCAAATCAGGTTCCCAAGATATCCGGCAATAACGATTTTAAGCCTGGCGTCCCGACGCAGCCGCTTCATCTCGTCCTGCGCAAGTTCCGACGCCTCCGTCTCCGATTTTCCATGGTCGATCCAATACTGCCTCTTCGCGGATAGGATAATGGATCGTTGCTGATCATCCATATTCAGTACACGCCAGCCCTGCTGGACGATACGACCGAAAGCAAAGCTCGAATTGTTGAAGGTTGAAATCGCGGCGGCTCCGATCGTGCGGTCGCTCTGGAGAACGGACAGATAGGCCCCTTCACTCGACTGCTGGGTGGTATTCAGGGCGATGGCTGCCAGTAGTTTGGCCTGCCGATCCGCCTCCGCAGCGTCAAAACCGCGTTCCTGAAGCCGGATTTTCTCAAACTCATATACCGCCCGGGCGCCCTTGGCACAAGTCCAGGCATCGATAAAGGCGTTCATATACATACCCTCACGCTTTATGCCCTTTCCGGTCTCATGAAGAAGACGGTGGTCAAAAAACCATTGCCCCACTTTCCCTCGCGCCGGAGCCTTCAACGCCAACCGCTCGTCTCCGGCATAGCGGCTTTCCCACCGTTCCCGGAAAGACGGAATATTCTCCAAGGCCCATTTCCAGGTAGTCCGTCCTCCAAGAACCAGATGGCGCAACAGAATCCGTTGGAAACGCTTGTCCGACGTATAACTCCGGAACATGACGCCACTGAGCAACTGTTTTATGGCCGTAAAACCACGGTATGCAATCTTCGCTCCGGCACACGTCTTTTCAATTCTCGTCATGAACTGCTCCGAAGGATCCGGCTGGAACTTCTTATAGGCTCCGGCTGCGATGAAGCAGACCTTCTTGAAATCATTGGAGCGGCCCTTTTCCTGGCTGTCCAGAGCATTGCGGAACTGCGACGAACTCAACAGTGCATTGACATCCGAAATGAACGGAGCAAAAGCCGACCAGTGCTCCATCTCGTCCAGATGATTCATCAGCACGGACATAATATCCACATCCAGGTCCGGCTCGATCATGGTGCGTTTACGCCGAATAACACTCCCGGTGATGGTCGCCGGAAGCCCATCAGTTTCAATCTGCGACATATCGACATTGCGGTAAACCATATTCTTGTTTGCCGCAAACGGGAAGTACCACGGATTGGAATCCATATCCACGCCGAACATGCGCCGGTATACCGGATTGTAACGGTCCCGCCGCAACTCCGGAAGTAACTCCCGCTGCAGCCAGTTCAGGAAATCCAGGTCCGCAGGCGAAAGGGCGGCGATGAAAGATTCCAGTTTCTCACGCGTAATACCGATATTCTCCAGACGGGGCATCAGATCGTCCTGACGTCCGTAAGCAATCCAGAGCAGGGCCTTGCCACGTGTAACCACGACACTGCGCGACTTGTACCAGGAACCCTCGGGGGAACTTGTCTCAAGAATCAGCGGATTGCCGCCGTCGTCTTTTAACGGCTGCTGGAAGTAACGGAACAGGTCGTCCGGATTGCTGATGTGGCGATCAGAGACAAGAGACCGGAATGCCGCCACGACAGCTTGTATGGCTTCAGTCTTGCCCTGCTGGTAGCGCGCGTTCGACTCTGCCCAACCGTCCCGGCCCAGCATAAGACGACGGTAAAGAACCCCGTCCCGTCCGGGATCGTTGATGCTGACCGTCTGAAGCATGTTCTCTAACGTGTCGAACGGAGAGGTAAGCGCCTTGATCAGCTTGTTGCCTTCCGGGAAATTGCCGCTGCGGTTCCCGTCTTTCGGCTCGACGGCACGGATTGCCTCGCCGACCAGTTGTCGGCGATAGCGTTCCCGCTCCTCCGTCTGCTCCTTGAAAAGCGTGCGCCCGGTCTCTATCCTCGATGTCAGATATTGGTTGAGATTGGCGTAGTTCCCGGCAAGATGGCTCTTGGCCGCAACGATCGCCGCACGTGTGGCGTCGATGGCACGACGGGCCGTCCGACGTTTGTCCCGGGCATCCTCGCGTATGGAATCACTGATTTCCTTCTTTCTCCCCGTTATGATGTGATAAAGACGTACAGACTCCCGAGAGTAGTACCGAAGCTGCGCATTCAGGTCGTCGAGATCCTGTTCTTCTTCCACGCAGGCCCTGTACATTCTGTGCAACACAACTGCATCGGATGCCTCCGAAGGATCCTCCATCCGTGCTCCAAGTTGCTCTTCCGTGAGCGAAAGACCGTCTCGGAAGAGCTTAAAAAACCGACGCGTTCCGTCATCCACACTTTTACCAACATTCACACCGCTGGCGTTCAGATCCTCGACCTTCAGCTTCAACAGCCTATCAAATCGCTTCCGCACAAGTTTGAGGTCCAGATCGGCGGCAGCATCCATGATACGTTGCATCGGACGGGTCTTGAGAACCGCCGACGTAAAGTCCTGCAAACTGACTTCCACCCGAAGGCGTTCCTTTTCAAGTTGTCCGGATTCCTTCTTGGACTGTACAGACCTCCGGTAGCGATCCTTCTGTTTCCGGTATTCAACCAAAGTTTGCTGAATGTCCGATTGTCGAAGAGCCTCTTCGACATCCGACACAATAGACCTGAAATCGCGGATGCCCATGACATCCATCATCTCCGGAGTGATCAATGCCCGGATATAGTCAGAAACGCTGTGCGGCAAAGATTCAGGCGTCAGATCCTCGTCCGCAAGTCGCGAATAGAGGTTCAACACCTTCTCGTGATATTCTCTTCGGTTGGCCGCCCTGGCTTCCTCTTCCGCCGGCTGCGTCAGCGATGCAACAGAAGGAGTAGTTGAAACGGGAGAATCTAAATCTCCTCCTCGTGTTGGATGAACTCCGACTGCATCAGTCTCTCGTACTCCTCCTTCGTCACGCTCCGCAAAGGACAATCCTTCTGTGCCTGAAAAACTGCGTCGTAATGCGACATCCCCGCCTCCATCAACTCCTTCATGCGCTTCGACTGTCGTTCGGTCAGTCCCACGCATTGATGCAGCCGGCTGTGAGGACTTTGCAGACCGACCGTTATCGTCGGCTCGAAATAATATTCCTTCTTCGGTTCCATATAAAGAAGAATCTTCTGCTAAATCTCTTCCACGTCCATCATTACGTCCTCCGGAGTCCTCGGTAGCTCCCGCTGCGCCTGTTCCAATGCGTTCCGGAACTGCATTCCCTGCCGTTCCAGTTCCTTCGCCCGTTCCATCTGTCTCACTGTCGCCTCCGCGGGCAGAAAATAATCGGGAATAAAACTGTCCTTCAACTTCCGGTAAATTCTGTCTCGTTCTTTTTGTTCCATATCGGTCCGCTTTGATATTTTGTAGGTTCTCGACAATCAAATCTTTCAGCCGGGGCGGAACGCCGTGTTCCTCCAAGTACATGATTACCGGATATACCGGACCGTTCTCCGTGGCGAAAAATTCGTCCAGTACTCCCTTTCTGTACAATAGTTCAACCCCTCTGCTTATCATTTCATTCGCACCCTGAATCATGCTATCCACACGGGCAGCATCCACATGATACGAGGCATCTCGCTTTTCGAGACGGGAATTCATGTAATCTGGCCCCATATCCACAGCGGCATCATACAATTCGACCATCGAGAACAACGCCTCCGTAATATCGTGCGCCTGCTCATGGATATAAGTATTCCGAGTATGTGCCTTATCTACCATAGCGTCGCCTCGAATAACGATTTCCCCACGCCATTGGATTCCACTCGGACAATGTTCAAGCGTAATTCCCGCCATCTGTTCGTCCGTAGCCCCCATTTCCCGCAATCGGGCGATAAACTCATCGGCATTACGTACTACGACAGTCGGGGTCGGAATGTTCATTTCGCGCTGCATATCGTACACGGCATCCTCCACAGCCCGAAGGTGCGCATCGCTCTCGGCCTCCTCGCCGTGTTCACCATACGTTTCTGCGACATGATCCACCCGTTTGTAAGCCTCGATTTCGGCATCCAGTTCCGCCAACCGATCTTCAAAGTTAGCAATATTTGCACGATCGACAAGCAGGGATGCCCGCCTGTTCTCCAACTTTTCAAGCGAAGTCAGTCGGCGCTGCGTGAAATCCCGGCTGAAGCGCACGTCGCCCAACTCCCGGGTAAACTCACGGATCACCTGCGGACGGTCTTCCGCCGGGCCATAGGTCCGATAGGGAACGCCTGCCTCATCCAAAGCATTCAGAATCTCCGAATCCGTATTTTCAGGGACCACGGCGCCGGCAAATTCATTCAGATAGACCGGCCGTTCGAATTTGGTCTCGAAATACATGGCCGGCATTTCGCTGCGGATAGCATGGACCATCTCTTTCAGCCGTGCCGCATCTTCGTCGGACAGCTCCACACCGTACTCCTTTTTCAGATAGGCTTGCGGATCGCGCTTCTGCGCCGCCTCGGCCAGACGATAGAGTCCGTAATCATCGTATCCGGAGGCATCCGGCTGACATTTCTCTCCCAGGTCATAGAATACTTCCGACCATTTGTCCCGAAATGCGTCTATCGCCTCATGATTAGAATTCAATCGCTCCTTTTCAGAACGTATTTTGTCCAGATCTCCGCTTTTGTCAAGCAGTCCAGCGGCGAAATTCTCGAAAGTGATACCTAACCCTTCAACGCCTTGCCGCCCTTTTTCGCGCATATCGGCTGAAATATTCTCCAATGTAGCCGGAACGTACCTACGATCTCCCGCAGACGTGTATCCTTTGAAAATCACTTCATTGATTCCATATCGTTCCGACAGGGAATCCATCCACCGCTCGAAATCGGGTCGCAACTTTTCGTCTTCCATGATTCGTTGCGCTTCGGCTACGGTCAGATCGACATCAACACGACCGCCATGCCGGACATCTGAAAGGATCTCTGCCAGAAAACTGTTGATAACGGCTGGATCATAGCCCCGTTCATCGATTATCCCCAAACGCCGCTCGGTCCGACGACGAACCAGTTCACGCGGAGAAGTCAAACCGGGTTGCAAAGCCTCTTTCGTGTTCTGAACCTCCTGCTCATAAGCGACACGATCTCCGCCGTATTTTGCCGCAATATAGGCATCTACGACGCGATCTGCCTCATCCGGAGTCAACCCGTTGAGCGAATAACCGCCATGCGTAGCATCTGTTACGGCCGTCTGAATATCGTCGGAAAACTTGCGTGGTCTGTTCACCAACTGCGGAGCTTCGCCCTGCTCATGCAGGAACATGTATTCCAAACCATCCGTACCTCGCCCGTCCAACCACCTGTTCAGAGCCATTCGCATTTTGTCTTGCATCTCTTTGGGCAGTTTAGCCAGATCGTGATTGGCGGCATTACTACCTTCATCGCTCATCTGGCGTTCTATGGCCGGGAAACGAGGTGTATAGGCATCCGCAAAATAAGTCCCGACGTTGCGTCCCGACGAACTGTCTACCAATGAGGAGGGCAGGATCAGTGAAATTTCACCATATCCTTCGTGTTTCTGGCGCTCCACGTCAAGCACGGCAGCACTCGGATTGGCGAACCCGCCTTTCTTGACCGCTTTCTTGAACTTTTCGGCAGAAATGTTATGCACGCCTGCCAGCGTCCGTTCGTTCCGGTACCTTTGCAGGTCGATCCCTTCTACAAAGTCTTTTACCGGTGTGCCCATCACATCATCGGCAGTCATCGCGGCCAACTCTTTGTCAGACCACTTCTTGAACACTGATTTCAGTTTCCTCCAAAATTCCCGCACAATGCGTTTGAGCGCAGCAAACAGTCCGGCATCATCCTTGATTCCGGCCTGCTGGCGGGAAAACCACTCGCCCGTAGCCCGGGATAGGGTCTCCGACGCCCGGAGGTCTTCCGGCAAACCCTTGTAGTTGGGATCTTCGCTTACGGCCCGCCAGATTTCACCCAGTCGTCCCGTATCCCTGCGCATAATCTCTTTGGCCCGATTCCACCAGGCGGGGTTCTCCCGCGCCACGATCTGCGCCCACAACTCCGTGTATTCGTGCATCGGTGTATCGGCATTCATCCGGGAACTGTCAAGATAGATCACCCCGCCCGTCGTGAATCCATATACCTCCCCCTGTGGTGTACGGAAGAACTGCACATCGGATCCCGACGGCGTTGCATTTTCCTCCTCAATCTTTGGATTCTCGAAATTTTCAACTATATTTGTAGCAACAACAAGTCCTTGATTGATACCGCTTGGGCCGAAGGAGCCCCCCGCTGCTATCCAATCGAGGACTTTTTCTTTGTCCACCCATTTCAGGTTCTCTACGCCGAAATCCGTCAGCGGTGTGTTCATATCGGCCAGCAGACGCTCCACTGACTTGCCATGAACACTGGCAACAGCATTTACAGCAATCCCATTACGCCCCGGCTTCAGTCTTATGGCAACTGCGATACGCTCGTTACCACGCGGAATTTCCGTAATGACTATGGTGGATCGGGCCTTGTCTCCCCATTCATAGACCATGATCGGACTTTCCAGAGCCATAGGAAGATTCCGAAGATCATCCAATGATAACCCATGTTTGGCGATATGACCCTTTAACATACGTTGCGTAGCCGTAATTTCCGCATTGTTGACTCCGCAAGCCAATAAGACAGCACTTGGATTACCCAGAGTAATTTTGTCTCCGGACGGAAGTGTCCCCTCCTCCAACTGCTCCAACTGCTCGTTGAACCGCTCATTGGCCGACTCGACCTGCTGACGGCGAATTTTCGCACCCCGGGCCAGAATTGCGTCATAGGCCGCGCGAACCGCGTCCGGATCGGTCACGACATTCCCCGCTCCGACGGCGAGGTTCAACTGATCGATAATAGCATTCCATCTTTCCGGCGTTATCCTTTCGGGTGCATGGACCGTATCTCCGGACACCGAGAACGGCACGTCGTCCGGTCCCGGCTGTTCTGCCACGCCCCAATCTGCCTGGCTTTCATTCCTTTCCCGATCGTAAGCTTCTGCCGCCGACAGATCCTCCGCATCCCGCGGAGCCGACGGATCCTCCTCCGTCCGCGCCGCCATTTCGCGCAACTGCTCCATGGCCGAAGCCCTCGACGGAGTTGTGAGCAGCACGTCGATCACCTCGTCCCGCAACGCCGCATCGTCCATATCGAATGCATACCCATTACTGTCCTCCCAGAGATCATGCACATAGCTGCTGACGTGCTTGGCTCCGTTTGCTTCGCTGCCGAGTATCCCGAATCGCGCCCGACGTTCACTCTCATTACCCGAGAATCCGAGTTCCGTAGCCACTCCGCGTTTCGCGCCATCCGCAGTATCGGTCCAAACAAACCGCTGTCCACGCGCTATGTCAGCCAGTATCCTTGCCCGAACATTCGGCAATCCATCGGGGAACAAACGGTCGATCTCCCGTGAGAAATTCTCTGTCGGCTTCTTCACGTCGGTAGGTTCTTCCGTCACGCCCAACTGTTCCAAAGCCGCAGTTAGACGTTCATCCTCCTTTCGCATGAATGCGAGCCGTTGCTCCGCCGCCATTGCCTTGTTCAAATCGCCCATTGAGATGAGCGATTTTTCTAACTTATCCGCATTTCTGGCATTCACAGCCCGAGCCGACTGGATACGCTCCACGGCCTTATCATGCCCGAGAGCCGCCGACATCTCCACTGCCAACATCTCTGCAGGCATGGCGTTATAATCAGGCTGCCCGTTTTTCAGACGCGGAATTTCCGGTTCCGTAATTTGGTTTTCCGGAATAGTTTCGGTATCTTTGTCTTGGAATCCCTGCGCATCCAAAGGAGAAGCTGTCACAGAAACATCGGCAGGGCGTTGTTCGGTCTGTGCACCACCGTAAACCCGGTATAGCAGCTTCCCTTTTTCCAAGAAATCAGCTATTCTTTTTCGGGTTTCCATATGATTGCTCACTGAAACTTCCAATCCGTCTTTCTGCACGGTAACAGAGGTAAAGAAATGATGTTTCTGCCCATCTTTTCCAATAAAAGACTTCACAAACAGCAGAGACGACGGCCGCTCTGTTCCACCGACCTTGCTTTGTGTTGGAACCTCTATTACACAATCGGGCGTTTCCAACGTCGGCTTAATCATTCCGAACTGGCTGCTTCTTCCTTTCAGAAACAGTTTGGGCAATTGATTTTCCCCCATCTTGACTTTCCCGATCGGAGTCTGCACTCTTCCATCTTCCCCGAATTGTGCCACCCAATTCTCGGGCGTCAGTTCCACTTCTGGTGCCGGAATGGCAGTCGCCTCCATCTGTTCCACAACACGCGCAGCCTCGTCGGACGTTAAGGATCTCCCGAGAAGCGGATCATTACCCTGCTGCTCTACCCTTCCGGCCGTCTCGACATCGTCCGTACCTGGGGCATCCTCCGTTACATTCTGTTCTGATTCTACCGTATCTTGCTGCGGTTCCGCCACAGCCTGCTCTTCGGCAACGGTCCTGGCGCCCTGGACAATCTCATCGGAACTGGCAGCCTCCAACACCGTTTGCAACTC